CTCATGACTGTATTTAACGGTCATAAAAAAAGCGCCACTGCAAAAGTGGCGCTTTCTTCTAGTATTAAAACTATTCTTACATTCCAAATAGGTCTGTTTGCTTAGTAACAGTAGTTGTACCTGTTGAACCGCTGTCTGTGTAAACACCGCTTGATACAGAACCGCTTGCACCAGCTGCGTCAAAGTGACGACCAATGTCTGTTGCGATTGTGTCGATTGATGTTGAGTGACCGTCTGCAACTAAAATTGCTTCACGACCGTTTGCGTCCCACTGGAAAATGTGTACTGGTGCACCCATTGTTTCCATTACTTGCTGTACGCCTGCAGCGTCTAGGTCTGTTGTACGTCCTGAGTTAGAAAGAACAACTTTGTACACAACCATTTGGTTTGTTTGTGATACAGTGTTAAGTGCGATTGCACTTGGGTTTGAACGTGTTACATCACGTGTGATACTTGAAATTGCCATTTTATTCTCCTTTATCTTAAATGACACACTACGCTCAGTAGTGTTTGTATAATATTATTTAGTCGATATAGGAAAAATAGCTACTTTAAGGTCTTTTTCGCCCGATTTTGAATAGATCTAAACATTGAGATGTATGCAGGACCGGCTCTTACTACATCATCTAGTGCTTTAATTGCAGGCAAATATGCTTTTACATATTGACTTGGTATTGGTTTTCCTTCTGCTGCAAGTTCTAAAAATGCTTTTATAAGCATGATGTTTTCAGGCCCTACTAGATATCTATAGAATGTATAGTCTCTGCTCGCCGCACTAGTATCTGGTTTGCTAAACACTGGTTCATTGTCTTTGACCCAGTTGCTTTCTAAATCTTTAATTACAACAAACTTTTCAAAATCATCTATGATGTCGCTACTTCTAAGTTTAGCTCTTGCGGCATAGATTAGTTTGGTAGCATAGACTTTTTTACTTTCAATATCAAGACTGTTCCAATTATTAATGTTACGTCTTATGGCTTTGTAGTCGGTGTTATTGATGTTTAAAACATTTTCAAGTTTGACAAACATTTGAGTAGTGCCTGCAGGGCGTGTGCCACTGCTGAGACTTTGTAGGTAAGCGTTTAGATACTGCATAGGAAGGGAAGTATTTGATCTAGAACGCTTTGCAGCTCCAGGGTCTTTGAGTTTATCTAAAGCTCTATCATCACCGTTTACAAAATAGATAAAGTTGTATAGGTCAGTGCTAGCCATTTTGAAACGTTTATAATATTGATCTCTGCTTTTCCTACAATAGTCTCTTACTACAGATGTAGCCACAGGCACTTGGCTCATTAGGTCAAGAACTAATAAAGTGAGATACATTTTCTCACAGCAATCTGCATATGTCAGAACTTTCATGTTCTGATCATTTCGAGTCATTCTTGCTTCTTCTAGTTCTTGTAAAAAATCCATTATGGTCCTCTTCTGTTTCCTAATGCCATTTTAGTTGTATCACTCATATATTTTTGTATATAAAGTTGTTGCATGGTTTTACCATCATTAGCATCTAGGAATGGTTTAATTCCTTGTGTTTTGCTAATGTCTCTTTGGAACTGTTCTTTTTCTTGTCTGTCTGTGCCATTTACTGGCGGACGTTTAAGCAAGCTCATCAAGTTCGCAGCCTGATCCATTGTTAGTTGCACCATGCCACCATCTCTAGTTTCAATACTATCCTTGGGATTTGGATTTCCCCTACTGTCTAGCATTTTACCAAGTTGCTGAGTAATTGAAAATTTATCCGTTTCAGGATCATATGTATCGTCGTCTCTGTCTAACTCTGAGCCATAGCCTTTTAGGCCTAAATCGTCAAAGTCACCTTCTTTAAGTATATCTTTAAGTTTCATAGGTTTCCCTTCCTTATCGTTGTACGGCTCTGTTTGCCGCTGTAAAGCCAGCTCTGTTTACAAGTTTCATATCACCTTCAGGGTGAGCTAACACGTACCCTTCTCCTCCTTCAATGTCGCCAATGTTTGCTTTTACATCAGCATCATGTGAATCCAGTTGTTTAATAATATTATTTTTTACTTCTCTAATTTTGTTTATAACTTCCCACATTGCATCATAACCTTGTTTGTTTTGTGCAATATAATCTACTATCCTTTGTTGCATTGGTTTACTTACTTTACTACTCGCTAACCAACTTGTAAAGTCTTTGCCAAGGTTTTCTAAACCTGTATCAACTTTTTGATTGGTATAGTTATAGAATATGTTAGGCAGACCTTTCAATTTTAAACCTGTAAGTGTTTCTGTGTTTAAGAACGTGTCTATGGCTGATGCATCTTTGTTTATGATAGTTCTTAGTTCTTTGATGTTGTCGTCCTCTACTTGAGGCGCTTTTTCTACTGTAACAGGCGGTACAACAAAAACTTCATTACCTTCAAATATATCTGCAATGCCTGGTGGTAACGGTTTCTCATTACCTTCTTCATCAACCAATCTGTGTATCACTACACCTGTTTTGCTTTGTGCAATACGCTGTCCAATTGGACTGTTGGTATCTACTCTGTAGGTAACAATATTTGGTGTAAAAACAAATTTATTATCTTCAACAGGTGGTGTATTATAGTATAACAAGTCACCTTTGAAATAGCCTACAAAATCTTTTGGAACTGCTTTTTCATATTCATCATAGATGTCTGCCATGTTACCTACGAAGACTTTGTAGTTCGCGGCTTTGTCTGGATCTGGATTGTTTGCACCAGGGCGGGCCATAAGCATTTGCTGTAGAGCTTTTGCACTCTTTGCTCTGCCGTCGTATTTAACTGCTCCAAATCCTGATTTGTCTGTGAGTACAAACTCTCCATCTGCATTGCGGCCAAAAATGATTGCGGGAGATCCATCCCATTTGATCGTGACATCTGTATGTCCTCCTTGCTCAAGATTTTTCAAACTTTGTACGACACGAACAGCACCAGCTGAACCATCAAATATAACAAAATCTTCTGCGTGTTGAATACGAGCATCTGCTTCAACAAGAGGCTTTGTGTTTATCTGTTTGAATTCGTAAAATCTCATAGCATTCTCACGCTGTTTAAACTTAATCCTGCAAGCTCTTTGATGCGAGTAAGTTCTGCACTTTCAGGAAGGCCCTTGCCAACCTTTTCCATGTTTTCTAACCATGGAGCAATTAGTTCTTCAAAGTTAGGATCACTTCTTACGTATGCGATCATGCTTTCAACTGTGTGAGTGTCTGCTTCTCTTGCTCCAGGACCTAAAAGTATTTCTGCAATTTCATCCCAGTCATCTGCTACCACAGCATCTCCATTGTTTGGATCAACTACGCCTTTGGTTGGACTAAACTTATAGCCTCTACCTCTTGCAAGACTTGATAATAGCACAGCTCTGTCAGCACCTGTGTAGTGTTCTGTTCCACCGCGCTTGGCTCCACGCTGTAAAGCAGGATTGTCTGTAAGCATAAAATCTGTTTGTACAAACCCATTATTAGCATCACCTCTGATTGGTGTACGAAAATGTATTTGCAGACCTGCATTGGCAACCCAACCTTGGGTAAATGTTCTGCCCTTGTTCATAATTTCTAAATCAGGTATGCCCTGTTTTTGGCACCAGTTAGATAGTTTTGCAATGATTTCTTCTTTGGGCAACTCTCTTATGTCTACATTAAGATCAATATCACCTGAACTGTTTTCTTCAAATGATCCGTCTGGTTTGTTTTTCTTGCCAGTTGTTCCAAGCATGTCTTCGTCAACAAACTTAAAACCAAATGTAGCATTAAGCCAATCCACTGTTGGCTTCACATCAGCAGTTGCAATCCTTTGTGTGATAGGACCTTTTTCAGTTTTAAAAACATTGCCGCCTTCTTTAAGAATCATCGTCTTGCCTCTGCTTATTTTCTATAATCTTTTCTATTCCACGCTTGAATTTGCGCGGGTCTCCGCTTTTGATACTGTTAAGGAAACGTCTTTCTAACTCACCAGCAGTTGCCGCGTCATAGTTTTGATTGATTGTATTGATAAGGTTAATGCTACTGTTAATAATATTATTAGCAGTTGTTTCAATTAATCGATCATTGTCCCGGTTCAAGCCAAGGTTGTTTAGTTCTTCTAAGATACTACGAGTGTGTTTTTTCATTGCACTTTCCTATACAATG